ATGCTCAACCTCAAATCGGCAATTGCAACCGTCGCCATTCTTCTGTCTATCAGCGCCCACGCCCAAACGAATAACGTAAAAACTTTGCAAAAACAGCTAAAGTTATGGCAACCGATTGAAATAAAAGAAAGTAATAATGTCGTGACTGTCGTTCTTGACGCAAACCAAGTTACACCTGAAATTTATGATGCAGTCGTAAGCTCAGGAATTTGTATGGATGTTTGGACAAAAGATGTACCGGACTCCTACATGAAAACAACTAAAGAATTGCACGTACTGAATAAACATAAGGCGTTTGGTTATGTGCTCGAACAGCCTCTCGCAACTTGTAACGAGATGGGTAAAGAACCAGATGACAGAGCTAAAGTGATGATGCTCTCAAAAACTCATATGTTTGGAATGCCAAAGTCAAAATAAACAAAACCCCGCAATCGCGGGGCTTTTTTTGTGGTTACATCCACATAGTTTGTTGACCTGATGGCAAAGGATGCGGCCTGACGGCATTAACCTCACCCGGCTTAACAATGTAACGCTGCACCGACTCAAATGTGATAAACGTGGCACTACAATTCACGTTCTGACACTGGTGATAACGCTCCTTTGTCGTATCGGTCATGTAACGGCTTGTGCGTGCGTGGGCGGCATGCTGGCATAACGGGCAATGAAACATATTAAGCACCTCAACGGTTTGGCTGATGCGTTAATTTTACTCAATAAACCATTATATAACAAATAGATAAATTAAAATCACCCATCATCATCTTCCGCTTTATACTCTACGTCAGAGAGCTTAACCTCAAGCTCTAAGCCCGTCGTGAAGCCACTATTATTCAGGCTGTGAGTCACTTTACTGATTAACCATGCCTGCTCGTCTATGACACGCTTAAAGCCCGACACACGCACCGGTGTCTCAGGGAATAAATCAGCCCTACCAAGCGCCAGCGTAATTGAAAACTCCGCAACGCCTCGCTGCAGCTTATCCCATTTAGCCTGAGCTGCGCGCATCGCCTGCGCCTTTGATGCGTAGACCGTCGTCAGCGCCAGCACGTTATCAGCCTCACCGGCCATATACTCACCCTCACGCGCTTCCGGCTCTTTTTTGGCCTTTGTCTTTTTGCTGACCAGCTTTGCTTTCGGATGCTCCAGTGCGCGCAGGTGCTTCTCTTTTGGCTTACGTTTCAGCGTCACTTTTTGCTTTTGCGGCTTCGGGTCTTTGGTGTGCAACCATTTTGCTGTTACGCCGGTGTAAGCACCACGGTCAGCAATGGCAAACTGATGACGGTCGCCATCGCTGCGGGTCAGGGTCATTTGCGGGACGGGCTTGCCACTGGCCGTCATCGCACTACCGGCTTTCAGAAACAGGAGTTTACCCGCTTTCACTGACACCGCCGCCCCATTGCGGTCAGCCAGCCGGGTCAGAAATACGGCGTCGGACTCCTGCGACTGGTCGATATGCGGTACCGGTATTTTTTTCAGCGAATCCGCGACACTGGCCGTCAGTTTATTGCGCTTTGCAATGGTGCTGACCAGCTCACCGAGGGTGGTGTCGTGCCATGACTCCTCACGCCGTGAATTGAGCGTTCCGCGAAAATCTGCACTACGCGCCCGAATGGTCAGGGTATCAGGTGCGCCCCGGTGCTCAATCTCATCGACCGTGAAATCGCCTTTATTCAGCAATGCCGAGCCCTGCCAGCCAAGCCACAGCGTCAGCACCGCCCCGCGCAGGGGTAACTCAACTTTACCGTCGGTGTCGTCGAGCTCAATGTCGAGCTGGTCAGCCTCAAAACCCCGGTTGTCGGTCATGGTGAGAGAAATCAGCCGGTCACTAAAATTGCTGGTAATGTCCTGGCTGTTCAGCGTCAGCATAAATGCCGGTGCAAAGCTGGCACCGGCGTCAATGGTCATGCCCGTAATCATGCGGTCAGCCCTCCGAGCGCACCCTGCAGCTTATCAGTCAGATTACCGGCAGAGCCGAGAAGCTCACTGGCCTGCTTATTCAGGTCGCCAAACATTGCCGTCAGTGATTCGTCGACCCGTTTCAGCGAAAGGGTGAAATCAATCTTTCTGGCCGCGCCGTCGCTGAAAAACTCGGTATGCGTGGTCGACACCGTCTCGACGATATACATCCCGAAGATATTGCCGGTTCCCTCAATCAGCGGCCACGCTCTGCCCTCGTCGGCCATCAGCTCGACAGCCAGCAGAGATATACGACCGCCAGTAATGGCAGGATAAAGCGTACCGGCAAGCTGGATCGCGTTTTCCCCCTTGCCGAGAAACTGATACGCAGGCGGTTTGCCGACCCGGTCATTAGACGCCCAGCGGTAATTCTTCGAGTGCTGCATCGACTGATAAGGCAGGGTGCGACGTTCAAATACAAACATTCCAAGAGCAAGCATCATCATCAGCCTCCTTAATCGTGCATCATGCTAGCGCGGGCTTTGGCTCGCTTGTCGCGTTCATATTTTTCTAACGCATCCTGCAACTGGTTACCCAATTGACCACCCGGCGCGCCGCCACCCGGCAGGTTGATTTGATAGGTCGGGCTGCTCTGGTCAATATAGGTACGACCGGCGGGGGCCGTGACAGGCTGATAAGCCTGATACCCACCAAGCGAGCTGGTTGTCGGAATATACCCTCCACCCTGACCAACCAGCGGCGTTTTTGCCGTTTCCGTATCAATACTGCTCGATTCCTTTTTAACAAGGCCGAGCTTTTCGAGAATTACATCGAGACCACCACGCAGCTTATTGAAAATATTCAGAGGCAACATCAGCGCATCGGCCAGTGCCTGACCAAATATGACGCCGACATTTTTGCAGCTATCAAGCGTCTCCTGCGTGGCCTTGACCGGTGCAATCAGGTCTTTAAACCACTGCCAGACGCCGCGCAGCTTCTCACCGAGTCCGTCAAAGATGGGAGCCAGTGGTGCGAACATTTCCCCGACCGGCGCAAAGGCGCTCATGATGCCCTCAATCACCCCCGTAAAAAATGCGCTGATGGGCTCCCAGTATTTACGAATAAGTAGCGCCCCGGCCACAATCGCCGCACCAACAGCCACAATCGGCCAGGTAATCGCACCGAGCGCTGTCACAATGGCACTACCAGCAACAGTAAAGACCGTACCCAGCACGCCAGCAGCGGCAATAATGGCGTTAATCCCCATGACAACCGGCCACGCAACGAGACCAATGCCGCCGATAATACCAATCAGAGCAAGTGCGCCACCGGCGATGATGCCGATAGTTTCCGCTAATTCCTTGTTATCCTTGATCCAGTTGTCGAGTTTTAACACATACTGCGTGGCGGTTTGGGTGAGCTTGCGCAGTGAGCTATCTTGCTGGTCGTATAGGTCGGTACCGACAGCCTCATAAGCAGACTGGAACTCTTTGAAGTCGCCGCCGAGGTTGTCCTGCATAACCTTGACCAGTTCCTCGGTTTTTCCGTCGGATGCCTTTATCGTAGCGGTGAGTTTATCGAGCTTTCCGCTTGTCGCTGCGGCCATCAGCACACTTGCAGACTTCATGGCCTCCTCGCCGAATATGGTTTTCACATATTCAGCTTTCTGACCAGTTCCGAGCTTGTTGCGCTCAAAACTGGCCTGCATTTCTTTCAGGATGGTAAATAACGGGCGCGTATTGCCTTTGCTGTCCGAGGTTTTAACACCCAACTCTTTGAGGGCATCGTATGCTTTGCCTGTTGGTGCCTGTAGTCTCGTTATTACAGCCGCGCCGCCCGTCCCAGCCATTGACCCCCTGATGTTATTATCATGAAGTGTGCCGGTAATCGCCGCCGCTTGTTCAAGACTCACTCCGGCATTTTTCGCAACAGGGGCAAGGTAACTTAATGAGTCACTTAGTCCCTGAAAATCAGCGGTGGTTTTGTTCATCGTGGTTGAAAGAACATCACCAATATGTGCAGCCGCGTCATTAGAAAGCTGAAAGGCGGCTTTTGTCCCCATCAACAGTTGCGCGTTTTCCTCCATTGTTTTTCTGTTCGCAAGTGACAGGTTGAGAGTCACAGGCGTCATAGCCGCTATAGCTGCCGCATCACCACCACCTTTTGCAATGATAATCTGCGCACTGGCTGCATCATCAGCAGAAGCGGCGGTATTGTCACCGAGCTGGCGCGCCTGTTTACGTAACGCCTGCATTTCTGGCGACTGTTTATCAACCCCGAGCACAGCCTGCAGCTCGGAGTTTTTCTGTGCAAAGTCATAACCGGGCATCAGTAATTTAACCCCGGCCATCGTTCCCGCCGTCGCAATACCGACCCCGGCAGCACCTGCTGCAGCCATGTTACCGGCAAGCTCTTTACCTGATTTGTATCGTTCTTTCACCCGGCTTAATTTCGCCTGCTGCGCACTGACACGCGCCAGTGCCTCACGCTGGCGGTTAAGCTGCACCGTCGTTTCGCTGATGGAGGTTTTGAGCCGACGCTCATCGGCAGACAGGGTGCGGATGTTAATACCGGCCTGCATCAGCTCGGAGCGCTGGCGCTGTACCGATGTTCTCAGGCTGTTATATTTCATCTGCAGCTCAGAGGCGGCACGTTTTGCCGCTTCGAGCGCCTGCGCCTGCGCGCGGGTCGGACTGGTAGTGTTTTTAAACTGCGCAGCCAGCTCACCGGCTTCGCGCTTCGCCTTATCAAGCGCCTGACCGGTTACGGCCAGTTGCGCGCTTGCCTTACGAAAGCCGTCGATTTTCGACGCCTGACCGTTCAGGTCGCGCAGCCCCTTTTGTGTGTTGCGAATATCACCCGACAGAGTTTTACTCGCGGTCTGGATGGATTTAAGCGGTCGGGTCGCCTGGTCGACCGCTTTCAGCAATACCTCAAGCCTCAGGTTATTACTCATTGTGGTTTCCGCTACGCTGCAGCGCCTTTTCGCGCCATGTGATGAGCTCGGTCAGGCTCAGGGAACAGAGTTCTGATGGCGGCCAGTGGAATATCACTGCGATATCCGCCATCAGGTCATCAGTCGACAGGTCTGGCGGGAAGTCTATTCCGCCGAAGCCGGTGACAAAAAACCAATCACCTTAGCGGCCAGCGACAACATATCGGGCAGGTTCATCGCGGTAAGCTCCTGCGCGGTGAGCGCGGGGTAGGTCATGCGGGGCAGCACCTTAATCAAGGCGTCGACTTCGGACTGCGCCACCGCTGCCAGACTGACGCCGCGCAGGGTACCGGCGTTCGGCTCAATCAGGGTGACTTTATCAATCGTCTGACCGGCGCGCTTAATCGGTTTGTCCAGGGTCACGACGTTCGGGTTCACGGTGTCAGTTTCATTGCCAGCCGTATCAATAAATTCAGCGGTTTTACGTGGTGCTTTTGCCATGATGTTTTTCTCTGTTCTGAATGGGATTAATAACCGGCCAGCAGTGCTGACCGGTCAGGGAATTACAGCCCGATTGCGCGGCGGTGCTGCTCCAGACGGTCGACGCCGTTCACCCTCTCGACCATGTTGACGGTGTCGATTTCGATGACGTCGCTGCCATCAATCGTGAGGCGGTAGTAGGTGCAGACAGTCGACAGTTTGGTCGAGGTGTTTTCACCCTGCTTATTCTCGCCGCCGTCGATTTCTTTATGACGGCCACGCATGACCACCTCGACCGCCACGATTTCGCCGGTGTCGTCACGCTGGTAAGAACCGGCAAAGCGCAGCGGCACAGCATCAGCGCCCGGGGCGGCGTACTGCGCCCACAGCGCCACATCAGGCAGGCCACCGACAGACCATTCGACGGTGAGCGCATCATCGTCGAGGCCGAGGTCAATCGCTGCCGCGCCATTCATACCGCCGCCGCGATAGTTTTCGAGCTTGCGGGTCAGTTTCGGCAGTGTCACGGATTCAACAACACCCATGTAGCTGAGGCCGTCATTGAACATATTCAGATATTTGAGTTTACGGGGTAGTGCCATGTTATTTCAGGCTCCTTAGCTGTTGACCGATTCGGCCAGATTCACCAGATATTTATCGGTGATACGCTGGCGCAGGGTCAGGCTTTCCAGTGGCGGAACCGGTGTATAGTCGTAGTCGATATACAGTTTCCCGGCCTTGAGGGTTTCCTTGTCGTTCGATTCCTCATCGAACCAGCATTTACCCTCCACGATGTAGCCGTTTGATTTCAGCTCGCGGAATTTGGCATTGATTCCGTCAACAATGTCACGAATGAGCGTAGCGGTAATGGGCTTATCGACCGCCCACATGTGCGCCTCAGCCATCGTGTCGGCCAGTACCTGCGCGGTGCGGGTGTAGTTCTCAAACAGAAAAAGCGGGTCATCTGAGCAGGTGCGGTTACCCCAGAAACGGAAACCGTCCTTGCGTACCAGCGTTGTAACCCCGGCCTCGTTGAGCAGGTCAGCATCGGTGCCGGATGCCTGCAAATCCCAGAACACTGAGGCGCTGATGCCGGTAACTCCCTGTACACCAACGTTAGACAGGGTTTTGTGCCAGCCGACAGTCTGGTCGATGTAAGCACGCAGGCCGAGTGCACGCGCAGTGGCGTAAGCCGTTGCGGTGGTATTTTTGACGGTGTCCCATGCGAGGAAATCAGGCCAGATAACCATCAACTCGCGCTGGCTGAAATTTTTACGATATTCCATCGCTTCGGAAATAGTCTTACATCCCCACGCGCTGACGTAAGCAAATGCACGTAACTTAATGGCAGCCGACGCAAGCGCGACCGCGACCTCTTTAGTATCCAGCCCCGGCACCCCAAGAATACGCGGCTTGACGCCGGTGACGGCCTGAGCGGTCAGGAGAGCCTTGATACCGGTGTATTTACCGTTCTCATCCGTACCTCCGATAATGTTGGAAACAGTCTGTGCGAGCGCAGCTTCCTCGTCATCGCCGGTTCCATCCTCAACACGTACAACAACAGTGACGGGTTTTGACTGGTCTGCAATGGCCTGCAGTGATGCAGCCAGCGTGCCTTTTTTACCGGCTTTCGCAATGGCGCTTTGCACATTGGTAATCAGTACCGGTTCATTGAGGGGAAATAGCGTGGCATCTGCATCGCTGGCTGTACAAACCATGCCGACGACCGCAGTCGCTACTGTGGAAATAACACGCGTACCGTCATTAATTTCGATGACCTGCGTGCCGTGGTGAAAATCACTCATCCGGTTAACTCCGTGGTTAAGGGGTGAGTATATTTTCAGGTCAGTACACAAGAGGGGGCTATTTGTACCGGCTGTCAGGTTGATGGCACAACGACAGGAAAAAGAAAAGGCGGGTAATAAACCCACCTGAATATTTAGCTTGGTATATCCGGCCAGTCAGGCGAAGAAGTATTCACTCTGTTTACCAGTACCCTGTATTTTTTCCACTCGGCGAGCTGGCTTTTCTCTTCATCTGTTGCGAGTCCAAGATCAACCGCATCCTGAAGAGGCGCGATTTTCCCCGATGCCATTTGCAGGAGCCTACTTTTGGTTTCTTCCGCCTGACGAAGCTGCGCTGCTTTTTCAGCCGCTTCGTCTTTTACCCACGCCTTACCATCCCATTTCTGGTATTCACCATCTGGTGAAACCGATGTGACGTTTTCAGGTAGCGGGCCAGGAGCGGAGATATAAACCTGATTGCCGGTTGTTGTGTCGTAAACCGTCTCGCCGCGGTGGTCCTCATGCAGACTCCACGTTCCGGTTTCAGCGTCAAATACAGCAATATGACTGGCTGGAATATCAGGAGGGGCGATATCCGTACAGTTTGCCGGTAATCCTGTGTGCGGCTGAATATACGCATCACCTATGCCAATAAATTCATTTGTATCTGAACGCAGATTGAAAATTTTAATTGT